CAGCCACTCAGGCACCAGCCACTCAGGCACCAGCCACTCAGGCACCAGCCACTCAGGCACCAACAGAAGGCGAAATAAGTATTGATGATGTTAGAAACTTATTAAAAGAAAAAATAGCTAAGCACCGCCAAGAGATTAAAGATGAACTTACAAATCTCGGAGCACCTTCAGTAACTAAGCTTGATAAATCAAAATATTATGATTTAATGTTGTTCTTAAAAAATCTCGATTAATATGGGAAAATCACAAATGAACAAGTTAAAAAGAGCTGCAGCTAAAACAGCAAGATTTGGTTCAGCTTATTTTGTAACAGGGTTAAAGCAAGACAGTAATGAGTAAATATACGTTATCAATAAAGCCTAGCAATAATGAGCCTAAAATGCTAAATGAACATTCAAAAAGGACACATGCATTACTTTCAGCATCTGGCGCTAATAGATGGTTACATTGTACACCATCAGCAAAATTAGAAGATGCTGAAGGCGAACGGCCAACATCAGTATTTGCACAAGAAGGTACGTTAGCTCATGAATTATCTGAGCTATATATAAAGCACGATATACTCAATGAAGTTGATGATGCACAATTTGACGAAGCTTTTTCAGCAATTATGTCAAATGAGCTTTTTTCAGATGAGATGCTCGATGTTGCTCCAATATATGTAGATTATTGTAATGATGAATACAAAGAAGCAGTTTCTAAAAATGAAAATGCTCTTATGGAAATAGAGCAGAAACTTGATTTAACTGAGTTTGTACCAGAATCATTTGGAACAGCAGACTGTGTTATTGTAAATGATGATACTATTGAAGTTATTGATTTGAAATATGGTAAAGGCGTTCCGGTATATGCTGAATACAATACTCAATTAATGCTTTATGGCTTAGGTGTTTTAAGAAATTATGATACGATGTATGATATTAAGCAATTAAAACTTACTATTGTACAGCCACGTATTAATAATATCTCAACTTGGCAAATATCAGTAGATGATTTATTAAAATACGCAAACGAAACTATAAAGCCAGCAGCTCAACTGGCCTTTAAAGGAGAAGGAGAACTTAAAGCAGGCTCTTGGTGTAAATTCTGCGCAGTCAAAAATAAATGCAGAGCTTTATATGATGAAAATCTTAAAATTGCAAAGCATGAATTTTCAAAGCCAGAATTTTTATCAGATGACGAAATAGTAGATATTCTTAAAAGAGCTCCACTATTTACAGAATGGATAAATGGCATTAAAGAATATGCAGAAGAAAAAGCAATAAATGATAATAAGATTTGGCCAGGCCTTAAATTAGTAGAAGGTGTAAGTAGAAGAAAATGGACCAATGAAGATGATGTTGCAAATGAGATATTTACAAAGTTTCCAGAAATATCAGAGGACCAAATCTATGATATGAAACTTAAAAGTATAACCAATATTGAAAAATTAATTGGCAAGAAAAAATTTGCAGAAGCTTTAAGCAATGTAATCATTAAACCACAAGGGAAACCAACTTTAGTATCTGAGGATGATAAAAGGCCAGCTTTAGGTATTGAAGATGCAATTAAAGATTTTAAATAATATTTATAAACTTAAAAATTAAAAAATATGGAAACTAATTCAACAAAAGTAGTAACTGGAAAAGTAAGATTTTGTTATTGTCATGTATTTGAGCCACAGGCTATGAATGAAGGTGATACACCAAAATACAATGTATCTATACTTATTCCAAAATCAGACATAAAAACTCTTGATAAAATTAATAAAGCAATTGAGAACGCAAAAGTAGCTGGAAAATCTAAGATTTGTGATAAAAATGGCAATATCCCACGTTCACTCAAGCTTCCACTTAGAGATGGCGATGAAGAACGAGCAGACGACCCAGCTTATGAAAATTGTTATTTTATAAATGCATCAACAACTAGAAAGCCATCAATTGTTGATAAGGATTTAAATCCTATTATGACACAAGAAGAGTTTTATTCTGGATGTTATGGCCGTGCTTCAATTAATTTTTATGCTTTTAATGTAAATTCAAAAGGTATTGCAGCTGGCCTTAATAATCTTCAAAAGCTTGCTGATGGCGAGCCACTTACTGGAGGCTCAACAGCAGAAGAAGATTTTGGTGGTGATAATGCTTTTGAGGATGATGACCTATTATAATATATAATTTAAATTTAATTTCATATTATTAATTTATATGGCAAAAACCTGTGAAGGCAAGTAACCATATTTTAATCTTTGTAACTTATTGAAGTGATATTGGATAATGCTAATTCGATTTTAGCCAAAGGTACTAAATTATTTAAAATATAAAAATAACTATGATATGTAAAGATTTATTTATTGATATTGAAACATATTCATCAGTTGATATTAAAATGTGTGGCTCTTATAAATATATTGAATCACCAGATTTTGAAATATTAATAATAGGTTATGCTTTTGATGATGAAGATGTTAAAATTATTGATTTAGCACAAGGAGATGAGATTCCAGAAGAATTCGAAGAGGCTTTATTTGATGAAAACATTAAAAAACATGCCCATAATGCAGTATTTGAACGAAATGCTTTTAAACGAATAGGCTTCGATATTCCGGTAGAACAGTGGTATTGTACACTTGTTAAATCAGCTTATTGTGGATTACCATTAGGATTGGACCAAGTTTCTAAAGTATTAGACCTTGAAGATAAAAAACTTGATACAGGAAAAGCTTTAATTAAATATTTCTCATGCCCATGTAAACCAACAAAAGTTAACGGAATGCGTACTCGTAATTATCCATGGGATGCTCCAGAAAAATGGGAACTGTACAAAGAATATAATAAATATGATGTATTGTCTGAACGAGAGATTTATAGAAGATTAGAAAAATATGAAATACCAGAATTTGAACGTTCTCTTTATATTCTTGACCAAACTATAAATGATAGAGGCATTTTAATTGATACAGAATTAGCAGAATCAGCAATTGCAGTAGATGCAGAATATACTAAAATGTTAATGCAAGAAAGTAAGAATATAACTCACTTAGAGAATCCTAATTCTGTAGCGCAGCTAAAAAAATGGTATAAATTAAACTATGCTGAAATTATTAATTCAACTTTATCTGAAAATGATAAAAAATTTCTTGCAACTGCAAATGGACAATTCTATGATGCCACAAATCAATCTATGGCAGCAGATGCTATTAAAATGTTACTTAAACTTGAAGCAGTTAGGCAAATACCAGAACTAGTTACAGTTCTTGAAAACCGTCAAAAATTAGGGCGTTCTTCTGTAAAGAAGTATTATACAATGATTAACTGTAAAATGGCTGATAATAGAGTAAGAGGAACATTTCAATTTTATGGAGCAAACAGAACTGGTAGATGGGCTGGTAGATTAGTACAATTACAAAATTTAAGTAAAAATCATGTTTCAGATATTGATACACTACGTGAGCTTATTCGTAAAAGAGATTGGGACACTGTTAATTTACTTTATGGAGATGTTTCAGATATACTATCACAATTAGTACGAACAACATTTATTGCACCAGAACATAAAGTTTATTCTGTAGCAGACTTTTCAGCCATTGAGGCAAGAGTAGTTTCATGGCTTGCAGATGAAGAGTGGAGAATAAATGTATTTAAAGGTGATGGCAAAATATATGAAGCTGCAGGAGCAAAAATGTTTAATGTACCAATTGAAGCTATTACAAAAGGCTCAGATTTAAGAGCAAAAGCTAAAAATGCGGAACTAGCATTAGGCTATGGTGGCTCATTGGGTGCAATGAAACGAATGGGTGGTGATAAGATGGGCATGAGTGATGCTGAAATGACACACATTGTGAAACTGTGGAGAAAATCAAATCCTAATATAGTAGAGTTGTGGAGTGAAATAGAAGCTTGTGCTCATGAAGCAGTACGATATCATAGACAAGTTATTGGAACTCCTAGAAATCTTATATTTGATTGTGATGATGACTATTTAACAATTCAGTTACCAGCAGGAAGAAAGTTATTTTACTATCACCCACAATTTAAACAAAAGAAAGTAGGTAAATCTTCTCGCACTTCTAATGTTTTATTTTATGAAGGCTTAAACCAGGAAACAAAACATTGGGGATTAGTTGATACTTATGGAGGAAAATTGACAGAGAACATTGTGCAAGCTATATCTCGTGATTTAATTGGTTATGCAATGGAGAATCTTGAAAAAACTGGATTTGCTATTACAATGCATGTACATGATGAAGCTATAGCAGAAGTTCCTGACTATCAACCTGAGGTATGGCTTAATACAATGATAAATATAATGAGAGAGCCACCATATTGGGCTGAAGACTTACCACTAAACGCAGCTGGATTTATTAGTAAATATTATCAGAAAGACTAAAATGGAAATAAAAAACGATATTACAATAAATATAGCTACAGCTCTTAGCAGTAATAGCAAAGTTTGGAAAAATAAAAAAGTTTTATGGAGTAAATTTTTAGATAAAGTTTCTAAACCAGTTATTACTAATGAAACTTATGCTCAATTTGTAAAAGCCACAAAAGCTGAGCAAGGGAAAATAAAAGATGTTGGTGGTTATATTGGTGCAACACTGTTAAATGGAAGACGTAGAAAAGAAGCTGTTCAAAATAAACAGTTAATTACTCTTGATATTGACTTTTCTTACAATGATTTTTGGTGGGATTTTACTATGCTATATGATTGTGCAGCTTGCATTCATTCAACCCATAAATCATCTTCTACAAAACCACGCCATAGATTAATAATTCCATTAGATAGAGAAGTTTCAGCTGAAGAGTATGAGCCTATTGCTAGAAGGATAGCTAGTAATATGAATATTGAGCTGTTTGACCAATCAACATTTGAGACAAATCGTTTAATGTTTTGGCCATCAATATCAAATGATGCTGAGTATTATTTTGAATATCAAGATGGGCCAATTTTATCTGCTGATGAAATATTAAGTACATATAATAATTGGCAAGATATAAGTGAATGGCCTCATAGTTCTGCACAATCAAATGAATTATCACAAAAAGCAAAAAAGCAAGAAGACCCTTGCGAAAAGAAAGGCATAATTGGAGTTTTTTGTAGAGCTTATACAATACAAGATGCTATTGAAAAGTTTCTACCAGATATTTATGAAAAAGTTGGAGAAAATAGATATACTTATTTAAAAGGCTCTACAGCCGCTGGAGCAGTTGTTTATGAAGATAAATTTTTATATTCAAATCATGGAACAGACCCGGCAGGTGGAAGGCTTTGTAATGCTTTTGATTTAGTTCGTATTCATTTGTTTGGTGAAAAAGATGCAGATAATTCATATAAAAATGATAAAGACAGACCAAGTTTTAAGGCTATGGAAAACTTTGCATCAGATGATAAGCATACTAAAATTGTATTAGCAGAAGAAAAATTTGAGCAAGCAAAAGAAGATTTTGAAAATCCAATAGAAATAGATGATACTTATGATAATTCATGGACAAGTGAACTAAAAGTAAATACTAAAGGTGAATATGAAAACTCTGCTACAAATATAAACCTAATACTAAAAAATGACCAAATATTAAAAGGAGCATTTATATTAAATACTTTTGATAATAGAAGGTATTTAACAAAAGATATGCCATGGCGCAAGCTTGAAGTAAAACCAGATAATGTAAAAGATGTAGATTATTCTGGAATAAGAAACTATATTGAATGTATTTATGGTATAGCATCTTCACTTAAAATAGATGATTCTTTAGCAGTTGAAGTACAAAAACAGAGTTTTCATCCTATCAGAGAATATATAAAATCATTACACTGGGATGGCAAAAAAAGAGTAGATACATTACTAATAGATTACTTTGGAGCAAATGACTCAGACTACTCTAGAGCTACTATACGTAAAGCTCTTTGTGCAGCTGTGGCACGCGTTTTTAAGCCAGGCATAAAATATGATATGGTTCTTATACTCGTTGGCCCACAAGGCACTTATAAAAGTACATTTGTTAGAAAACTTGGAATGAAATGGTTTTCTGATACTTTTACAACAATGCAAGGAAAAGAAGCTTACGAGCAATTACAAGGAGCATGGATTATAGAAATGGCTGAGCTATCAGCTCTTAAAAAATCTGAATCAGAAAATATAAAGCAGTATATTTCAAAATGTGATGATACTTTTAGGCCTGCTTATTCTAGGACTGTAGAAGTGTTTAAGCGGCAATGCATATTTTTTGGTACAACAAATAATATAGATTTTCTAAAAGACCCTACAGGAAATAGACGATTTAATCCAGTTGATGTACATATTGATAGAGCTACAAAATCAGTGCCAGATGATTTAAATCAAAATGAAATAGACCAAATTTGGGCTGAAGCTTATCAAATTTATTTAAGTGGTGAAAAGTTATTTTTTGATAATAGAATATCAAACGAGGCTAAAAGAGAACAAGCTAAGCATTCTTCTACTGATGAGCGATTAGGTGTTATTGAAGAATATCTTAATAAATTATTACCAGAAGACTGGAATAAAAAAGATTTATATGATAGAAGAACTTGGCTAGATGACCCACTTGCTAAAAAAGGTACAATTGAAAGAGAATATGTATGTATTGCTGAAATATGGTGTGAGTGCTTAGGAAAAGACAAAAAAGATATGACACGTTACAGCACAAGAGAAATTAATGAAATGCTTAAAAACTTAGATGAGTGGGAATTTGTTTCATCAACCAAGCATTTTGAAATTTATGGAAAACAAAAATATTTTAAAAGAAAAACAATAATATGACAGAACTAGAATTTATATTTACTATAGGGCTTATAAGTGGAATAGCACTAGGATTTTTAGCAACTTTTTTATTTATTGATTATTCAGAAAAGAAATATTATGATAGAAAGTGAAAAACTAATAGAAAGAAAATTAGTTGAAGGCTGTAAGTATGTTGGTGGGTTGTGTATAAAGCTTTTAACAAATCACTTTATTGGTCTTCCAGATAGATTATGTTTATTCCCAAGTGGAAAAGTAGTATTTGTAGAGCTTAAAACTACAAAGAAAAAGCCTAGAAAAATTCAATATCATGTTCATTCACTTTTAAAAAACCTCGGCTTTAGAGTAGAAATTATTGATAGCCTTAGAGGAGTAATTGATTTAATAAATGAGTATGCTTAAACGAGAAAATTTACATAAATACCAATTAGCTTGTATAAATCATATAATATCACATCCATTTTGTGGTGTTTTCCTAGAAATGGGGCTAGGCAAAACTGCAACAACATTGACAGCTGTATATGATTTAATATATGATTACCTAGAAATTAATTCAGTTCTTGTAATTGCACCTAAACGAGTAGCTGAATCAGTTTGGGAAGAAGAAGCAAAAAATTGGGAGCACTTGAAAAGTCTAACATTTTCTAAAATAATAGGAAATCAACAGCAAAGGATATCAGCTTTTAATAAAAAAGCTGATATTCATATAATATCAAGAGATAATATAGCTTGGCTATGCGCTTATTGTGGTGGTTCTAAGCTACCATTTGATATGATTGTTGTGGATGAGCTTAGTAGCTTTAAGAGCTATAAATCACAAAGATGGAAAGCTTTAAAATTAGCTCAGCCTTGTTTTAAACGCTTTGTTGGTTTAACAGGTACTCCTGCTCCAAATAGCTTAATAGATTTATGGCCACAGATATACTTAATGGATAGAGGAACACGTTTGGGTAAAACCATAACAGCATATAGAAATATGTATTTTAGGCCAGGACAAACTAATGGCAATGTAGTATATAATTATAATTTGATAGATGGTTCTGAGCAAGCAATCCATGAAAAAATATCTGATATTTGTATTAGCATGAAAAGTGAAGACTATTTACAAATGCCTATAAGAACAGATAACTTTATAAAATTAAAATTGCCTGATAACATAAAAAAGCAATATGATGAATTTGAAAAAGAGAAAGTTATAGAACTGTTTTCACAAAGCTTAAATGATGATGTTGAAGTAAGTGTTCTAAATGCTGCGGCATTGTCTAATAAGCTATTACAATTTGCTAATGGAGCTATTTATGACGAAAATAGAAATGTATATGCTATTCACGATGTAAAACTAGAAGCTTTAAAAGAATTAATTGAAGATGCTAATGGCAAACCAGTTCTTATAGCTTGGTCTTATCAGCATGATAGAGATAGAATTATGGATTATTTAAAGTCTTTTAAACCAAGAGAACTTAAAAAGCCTCAAGATATAATTGATTGGAACCAAGGCAAGATTCAAGTTATGCTTGCACACCCAGCATCAGCAGGCCATGGCCTTAACTTACAAGCGGGTGGCTCTATTATTATTTGGTTTGGGCTAACATGGTCCTTAGAACTTTATCAACAGTTTAATGCAAGATTATATCGCCAAGGCCAAAAAGAACATGTGATAATACATCATTTAATTATGCAAGGAACACATGATGAAGATGTTTTAAAGGCTTTAAAACAAAAAGATAAAAAACAGAATAGCTTGATGAATAGTATTAAAGCAAAAATTGATAAGTATTTAAAATATTAAAATTATGCTAGAAATATTTAATACAAATATATTAATTGATACAAGTAAAGTACCAAATGTTTTAAAAAAAGGTGATTTAGTCTTATATAAAAATGTAATGCTCTATTTTGAAAGAGAAGAATGGCCTTACTATTATTTTACAAATCCAATATCTGGAAAAGAAGTTAAGTATAAAATAAATAAAATAAGAGAATATGGAAAATATTAAAACAAGTAGAGAACATTATGAAATGCTAAAAATGCAGCCAATTGATTTAATTCTAAAAGCTGACTTATCATTTATACAAGGAAATATTATTAAATATATTTCTAGATATAAATATAAAAATGGTATTGAAGATATTAAGAAATGTATTCATTATGCACAAATAGCAATTGAGCATAGTAACACAGGTCCTAAAATAAGAATGCTGAATTTTGGGTATATGTATGCTAAGGCTAATGAGTTGCCACTCATGACTAAAAAGATTATAATAGCAACTATGCAAGATGATTATTACCATGTTGTGAAATTATGCTTTAAGCTTATAAAAAATGAATATCCAAATGAACTTATTAGTATTTAACATTTATTAAATAATCATTATTGTTTATTAACAGAAAAATTAATATACTCTAGAGAAAAATCAGTATATTTGCAGTACTTAATTTAAAATAAAAAAATATATGAATTATTTATTAATTACATTAGGTCATAATTCATCTGCGATATTTGTAGATACAGACCAAATCGACAAAAAGCCATTAATTATTGGCTATGAGCAAGAAAGATTTTCAAAATTAAAAGCTGATAGTCAATTTCCAATTGACGCAATTAATGAGATTATTTACAATGTTGGAATCAAAAAACTTAAGCACAGCACATGCTTAGTTTCTCATTGGTTTAATCTTAATGAAGGCAATATACCAAATAAATATATGTCATATTCAGATATGATGTTTTTAAAAGACCTTACTAATGAAGTTAAATTTGTAAATGCAGAATTTACACATCATGATGCACACATGATGAGTGCTTATTCATTTTACAAATATTTTACAAATAAAAATGATAATATAGAAACACCATTACATTGCTTAGTAGCTGATGGTTTTGGTAATAATGAAGAAGTCATATCATTATACTGCAGACTAAACAATGATGATAAGCCGAAACTTATTAAACGTATTTATGGTTATCAATATTCATTGGGGTTGATGTATCAATATGCTACTTCATTTGTTGGTATGAAAGAAAATCAAGATGAATATAAATTTCTTGGGTATGAGGCACATATTGATGAGTGCTTCAATGATGATGCAATTGCATCTATTGCACAAAAATCTGATACACTTATAGAAAATGTATTTAAGCCTATTTTTATGAGCAACGAAGCAAGCACTATACCATCTACAGTACTTGTTGGAATTGATTTTAATAGGCAAAAGCTCACTAATGTTAAATCTATGTGGTATAGCTATTTTTCAGATGTATTACAAGATTTAGGATATGACTGCTCAGAAAAAGGAAATGTTGAAAGCTTTGAAGCAAGAGTGGCTATTGCTTTCTTTATACAAAGAACTGTTGAAAAAGTAATAGGCTTAATATGTATGGCTTATAATATAAAGAATTTATGCTGCGCAGGAGGATTATTTTATAATGTAAAGTTAAATAATTACATTTTAAGCATGATAGATGGTAAATTAAGTATAATGCCTTTAGCAGGAGACCAAGGGGCTGCTATTGGAATGTATGCCAATGAGCCTAATACTCCACAATTTCCATTTGATACTCTTGCAATTGGACCTCGTAGACTATATAACATAAGTAAATACATAAAAAATATTCCAAATGCAGAGATTTTAAATCTGAGTGATAATGCCTCTTATAAAAAAGTTGCACAAGAAATAGCAGATGGAAAAATAGTTAATCTCATATTTGGTAATATGGAATTTGGGCCACGAGCTCTTTGCAATACTTCAACGCTGTTTCTACCAACAGAAGAAAATACTGCAAGAAATAATAAAAATAATAACCGCAATGAAGTAATGCCGTGCGCACCTGTATGTACAGAAGAAAATGCAAATATATTATTTAAAAAACACGAATTAAAAAGAGTAATTGGTTCCACAAAATATATGATATGCACATGTACATATCATAAGCAATATAGCAAGTCTTATGGTGGTGTTATGCATAAAATACCTTTATATAACCAATTCAGTGGTAGGCCACAGGTTATATCAAGTGGCGATAACTGGTATACTAGATGGATTTATGATATGCTTAGGGAAGTTGAAAATATAACTGATTATAGATGTATTGTAAATACAAGCTTTAATGCTCATGGTCAGCCTATAGTATTTGATACTGCAGATATTATCAGAAATTTTAAGTACCAGTATGAAAATTCAGAAATAGGTAATGAACCAAAATTATATATACTTTTATAAATGAAATTTACAATGAAAAAGCCAATTATAATAGCTTTTTCTGGTGGGTGTTTTTCTGGTAAAACATCCACCATTGAAGCTTTAAAAAAATTCTTTGATACAAAAAGTACTCAAGTTATTGTGTTAAGTGAATTATTAAGAAAAGTAACAAAATTGCCTATTTCAGAAATGAGAAAATACCAAAATTCATACTTTGAGTTTGAAAAGAAAATTATTTCTGAAAAAATAAATCAAGAAGAGAATGTAAAAAAGCAATTGTATCAAGATTGTGTAGTCTTAGTTGATAGAGCCTTAACTGACTCATTATTTTACTATGAAAATTACATAAATACTAATGAATTTGTTTCGCAAAAAGCTTTAGAATCATATTATAAATTTCATAAATATTTAATATCAAAAGTCATTGAGCATTTTAAATATGTGTATGATTTGGTAATAGAATTTAAACCTTTAAATGCTAGCTATAATGAAAGTAAATATAGGCCAAATGATGTTAGACTTTCAAATAAGTATGAATATGAATGTATAAAAAGATTAAATTTTTACTACAGTATAAATACTGGTACAAAGTTTTTATATGCTGATTTATCATCTTCTAATAGTAATGATTTAATACATACAATCCTAAAAGCAATAAATTATGAGAAAACAATATAAAACACCAGAACATAAAAAAGATATATCTCCAATACAAAATATTATAACTAATACAAATTGGAGAAAAATATTTAATAGATTTTTTAAATGGCAACACCCAGAGCAATATAAGAAAGAATATTATGAAGCAATAGGAGTTATGTATTCTTATAATCCATGTGAAGATTGGATTATGACTATAAATAATAATCTGTTCTCAAATAAAAAAGCTGCGGCTATATACAAATGGTATAAAAATGGCAGTAGAACAAATAGAGAAATAGAAGAAAGCTTTGATGAATATAAAGGTCTAATAGATGAAAACCATAAAGAATATAATTCAAATTATGGCTATTATTTCTATAGACAAAAGCAACTGAATTTATGTGCTATGTATTTAGCAAATAATAATAATACAAGGCATGCATGCATTTGTATAAATAATTATTCAGCTATGAGAGATGATTCAAAAGATAAAATATGTACAAACAATATACAATTCTTTATACGGCGTGGGTGTTTAAAAATGATTATTCAAATGAGGTCTTCAAACTTTTTGACATTGCTGCCTTATGATGTATTTATGTTTTCAGTTTTATACTGGCAAATGTTTCACAAATTAAAAAGCATGTACAAAATAGAATTAAAGCCAGTAGATGTTACTGTATTTGTAAACTCGTTGCATTTTTATAGAGATGATTTTTGTAAGCTTACACAAGCAAACTTAATATCTAATGAATTTGATATAAATATGAGTTATGATGAGTTTAATGAAAAAGAATTTGAAAATTATATATTTAATAAAGAAAGGATAAAATTATGAGAATTTTTAAATGTAGAGAAGTTAAAACACCTACAAGAGGAACAGAGTTATCAGCTGGAATAGATTTTTATATTCCACATTATTTCAAAGAAACTGTTCTTAAACCACACGAAGATATACTTATTCCTTCTGGTATAATAGCTAGTTTTGCTAGTAATTTAATGCTAATGGCTGCTGAAAAATCAGGTGTAACATCTTCCGCAACAGCAAAATCTAATTGCGAAACAATAACTCCAGAAGCAGCAGCTAAAAGCTTATTTAATTCACCAACAATTCTTGGAGCAAAAATTGTTGATGCTGACTACAAAGGAGAAATACATATTCATATTATAAATACAGGTAATAGAAATGTAATCCTTAAACCAGATATGAAAATTGCTCAATTTATATTAGTTCCTGTATATTATGATGATATTATAGAAGTTGCTGAAAGAGAAAATCTTTATACAAATTATTATAATCCACGAGGAGATAGAGGATTTGGTGAAGGAACAGGAAAAGAATAAAAGCATTATATTATGATAGATAAAAAACGAGCGCTTGAGCTAGTAAAAATGCCTGAGTTCATAAAGTTCGTAGACTACTATCTTAAAGAATGGCTTAAATATAAAGGATGGGGTAGATGGCTTTATGAATATCAACAAATGCAAGATGCTGGGTTATTTAAGCCATCTATCTTTAAAGCACTTTATATAAAAGAACTCGAAGGAACTCTAAATATGGGGTTTATTAAAGAAGAACCAATACATTATGTTGGAGCCTCTGCAGCAGATGCTACAGAGTCATATTATACTTTTAGACAAGAAACATTATACAAGATTTGTGTAATAACAGGAGAAATAGCTGAAGATAATGATGGCGATTTATATGTAGAATTAACTTATGAAGAGGCTACCCAAATATGTAAGGCTTTAAACGATGAAATGGAAGAAGAACTTTTTAAAATAGAAAGGATGTAATTAATGTTAGCAAGAATATATGATAATGCAACAGACGCATTTGAATCACTATATGATTATATAATGGAACGAGGCATTGATACAAAAATAGATACTAAAAGGACCTCGAATGTTATGATAACTCTTTTAAACCCTGCAGAAAGAAATATTTTAACACCATGGAGAAAATGGAGTAAAAAGTATGCAGAAAGAGAGTGGAAATGGTATTTATCACAAAATCGTTCTGTAGAAGAATTAAAAAAATATGCTCCAATGTGGGATAAAATGCATAATGGGGATAATATTGTAAATTCAAATTATGGGTGGCAATGGAATAGGAATAATCAACTACAAAAATGTATTGAGCAACTTAAAGCAGAGCCAAATACAAGACAAGCTTGGGTATCAATATTTGATGGAAAAGAAAAGAATGACTATAAATTTGATACACCATGCACATTAGCAATAGGCTTTGAGATAAATCCATTAAATTCAAATCTTGATATGACAGTAATAATGCGCTCAAATGATTTAATTTATGGATTTTGCAATGACCAATATTGTTTTAGTAAACTGCAAGAATATGTTGCAAAAGAGATTAATAAGCCAATAGGAATTTATACTCATATTGCTCATGATATGCATATTTATAAAAAGCATTTTAACTTAAAAATAAAATAATTATGAAGTTATCAAATTTACCATTTAAAACAATATGTTGGGCTTTAATAGGCTTAATGTATTTACCATTATTTATTTTCTTTTGGCTATTAAGAATTGTTGCTAGGCTATTACTAGGTATAGCTCATATTGGGACATTTAATGGTAGAATAGGCACTCAAATTATAAAATCAATATTCTCATTTAACTATGAAGTAGTATATTAAGTATGGAGAAAAAAGAATTAAATGAGCAAGAGCTTAGTAGCTATTTGGCTGAAATCAATAGCCGAGAAGCTGCTGAGCTTCCTGATTATTTACTAAGTGATAAAGCTTGGATAAATAATATAACAAAGGATGAAAATGGCAAATGCTATTTATCACCAGAACTAACAGAAAATGTTTATGGCAAAAAAAGAAATAAAGCTAGAAAACAGCATAGCAAAAATTCTATAACAAGAGCACAAAGAAGAAAAGAGATTATTCAAAATGCTTTAGAAAATCCACTGATTGATTTAAACGCTCAGATAACGCATGAGCAAATAAAGTTATTAATCAAAAATGAATCAGATAAATATACGAATTATATGAAAATGAATGAAGAAAGCATTAAATCTAATTTCTATAATTTTATAAAATCACGTTTACCAAAAATCGTAAAATTATGTTGGGAAGAATACCCACAAATCATGATACCAATGGAGCCATTTGATTATAAGGCTTCAGAAGATTTTGGCCAAGGAAAAATCTTTAAAGTAGAAATAAATTTACCTTCATATTTTAAACCAAATGAAATAATAGATTTGATGCAGAACTTACGGCCAGATTTGCTAATAATAATAGATAAAACAGTAGTAAATTTTTATAAGCATAAAGAAACCAGGTCTAAAGCAGAAAACAGATTAGCAAACAGATTGCTTTATATAAAAACATTTTACCAATTGCTTAAAAAAGACCCATTTTTGTTTGAAGAACTCGTAAGCATTATAAAAAATTAATATGGAACTGAATAATCAAATAATAAACGTACCAATCTTTAATTGCAATATACATCTGTTTACAGGTGATAAAGATAATATTAAAAAAGCTTTGCAAGCAGAGTTTGGTGAAGAAGGTACTGAACTCTTTAATGAAATAAAAACAAATGATTCTGTTAATGGTTCAAGTATAATGTTATCAAATGGCTATAAGATAATTTGGCTACCTAAATATCAAAATACTTATAGTGATAATAGTACATTAGTACATGAGATTTTCCATACCGCTATTAATATCATGTTAAGTAAGGAAATTAAACTAAATAATGATACAGAAGAAGTTTGTGCTTATCTGATAGAATACTTGTATAGTGAAATCCTTAAAGTTATAAGAAGCAATGAAACTGATTAATTCAAGAGTAGAAATGTGGTTTGGTGGTTATTGCGCTTTTGCGCTTCCTGAGATATGGAAGCACATAGCAAGATGTGCAAGAGTTTGTTACCAAAGTGAGCCAAGAAATAATGATGAAACTGATGAAGAGTTTATAAAGAGAGTAATACTTCGTAATCATTCTTTTGAAGAAATAGCAAAAAGTAGAGAGTTGCAGCTAAAATTGCATCTTTCAGTTCTGGAGCACGGAACTGTATATCTATTTATACCTGTTGGTGATTATGACAAAGCTCTAATATATTTGGACAACCCATATTCTATGGTTTATGTAGATAAATTTTATAATTCGTATATAACAACAAACATGCGTGTTATTATAGAGAATAACAGAATGCGTGATTTAAAATATCTTTGTCATCCTGATATTCATTTCTATCTTAGAACTACTTTCAACATCATCACAGATATTGGTGTAGCAAGAGAATTAGCAAGACATAGAAGCCATAGTATAAGTGAGGAGAGTACAAGGTTCTGCAACTATAGTAAAGATAAATTTGATAATGAACTGACATTTATTAAGCCTAATTGGCTTGATGTTAAAACAGGTAGTTATAATGAAAAACAATATTCTGATGATAATTATTATACAGATTATAGTCCAGAATATAGCTATATGATTCATCTGTTTACTGCTGAAGCTACATATAAAAGACTAATTAAAGATGGTTGGACACCTCAACAGGCAAGACAGGTACTTCCTTTAAGCACTAAAGTTCAAACCATTCACACAGCATTTAATGATGATTGGGAAGAATTCATAAAACTTAGAGCTGACACTTGTAGTGGAAGTGTGCACCCAAATATGAAAAATGTTGCATGTTTAATTAGAGATAATCTATATGGAGCAAATGCAGGATAATGTAAAACTAATTATTTCTAATGATGCTTATTATTATTTTACAGCAAATGAAGAGCCATTAGATGACAATTCTTTTGATGAAATAGCAGAGATAGAGGCCACATTTGAAAACGGCTTTAATGTAGAGATGCTAAATGCTTTTGATACAGGAGAATTTGAAGTTAATATTATTCCTAAGAAAAGCTATAAAGAGCAATACGATGGTTTAATTCATTTACCAATTAAAAATACTTCATTGTATTTAAATATCATAAATATAAATATTATTAAAGGTACATGCATTAATGAAGAATCTAAAAAAATTTTATATGAGCATGAATATAAAGTTATATTTACTGGGCGAGATAAAAAGCCATCATTAAAAGGAGGTGTTACACAGCTACCACTTTGGACTAATGATGTAGAAATTTGGAACATTGATAAATTTAATGAAAATATTATAAGTGACTAAAATATTAAATGCTCCTGAAGCTACTTTCTGATAGCTTCAGGAGCATTTAATATATAAAGCGATTAATTATATTGTTATTATAAAAAAGTAGCTCAGAATAGCTTTATTTTCATTATAGATAATTCACACTTTATTATAATTTATTCACAGAAATAATTTTTATATATGTAATACTTCATGTACATTTGCAGTAGAATTTAAAACTTATAAATTATGAAAAGAATATTTGATTATTGGAGAAAATCCTTAAAACAAAATCAAGAAAAACAAGCCCAAGATGATGCTGCCTGTAAAATTCAAATTAGAGATTATGTTTCATCAGAAGGCAAAACTATTATTGCATTATTGGTCGATGGTATATTTGTTAAAAGAATAATACCAGAAGACTTAAACCAAAGCGAAATAGATTTGCAGTCTATAAGAGTTGAATACATTAATAAAACTTTAAAATCTTTATAATATGGCTATCACAAGAGAAAAAGTTTTTGATAAACTTCAAAAATTAAGAGATGCTGTTGATGATACAACAATAATTGATATATTAATTGTTAAGCTTAAAACAGACCAATTAGATGAGATAATTAATGATGTAGCTAAAGACTTAGATTTGGAATTATGAGAGGACTATGGACACCAAAGCAGCAATCAAGTTCTGTACAAAATTTAGTTGCACAATTAAATTCTATTTTAAAAGGCAACTACTTTGTGTTAATATTAAAAGATGCACCTTTGAGATATGGTAGATATTATTATGTATTAGAGTTAACAGCTCTTGGTTATAAAAAAAATAAGCGATTAGAATATTTACAAGTGTTCAGCGATGAAAAATTTTCTTTTAATGATATGTATATATATTTAATGGGAATTATAAATGGGTTAAAAATGAATGAAATTTTAAATAACAATAATTAATAAATGATAAATACTTTTTAACATTAAAAATTTTTATGTGTAAGTAAAAACATTTACTTTTGCAGTGTTCAATTATCAATTAAATTAATAACATTTTAAATTTATACAAAAATGGCACAGAATTATAAGCAGATGAGCACTAAAAAGCTCACATCTCTTTTGGTAGCAACAAATGATGAAGCAACTAAAAAAGCAATTCAGGAAGTACTTGATGCTCGTAAAGCAGCGACAACTCCTTCTACATTTGAAGCTAATGAGCTTTCACCAGAAGAGCAGGCTGCTATCAATGCAGCTAATAACTCACAGAATGAAACCGAAACTAAGCCTAAGAAATCAGTTAAAGTTAAAATGACTGATGAGGAATGTAAAGCACTTGCTGATAAACTTCGTGTTGAATGTGTAAACCACAAATGCCAAGTTGTTCCTTTCAATTCTATCAATTGGGTTGATGGAGTTGTCGCTTCAATTATTGAAGAAAAACGTACTAATAAGGTTCTTTATGCAGTTAAAACTGATGATGGCCGTCGTATTGTAAAAGCTTATGGTTCTGAACTTATCAAGATATTTGATGAAGTTATAGAGCCAGAGAAGAAATCGATTCGCCGTTCTAGTAAAGAGGAAAAGCCAGAGTGGACGCCAGAAGAAATCGAGGCTGCTGTAAAGGAACTTATTCCAAATGTAGGTAAGCTTGTAAGTTTTGCAGAAACTGGTGCTTTGGGTAGAGAAATTGAGAATGCAAAAACTCTTACTGGCCGTATCGTAAGCCTTGTTCCTAATAAGCGCACACAGACAATTCTATATAGAATTGAGCTTGCTTCGGATGACGAGAATACACCTAAAAAATACGCTCATAAAATATCTACTTGTAAAACGCTTGCTATTGAGGAGACTCTTGATGAGGAAGGCCAGAAAATCAATGATAGCTTTGTAAAGCGTCGTTCTGGTGAAAAGGTTGGTTCAGGATATACAGTTAAATCACCTGAAGAGAAATTGGCATTTGCTAAAGAGAAAGTAGCTAAATTTGAGGCTAAATTTGAGGATATAAAAGAAAAGATAGAAAAGTGGAAAGCTGAAGTTTCTAAACTTGAAGCTCAGCTAAATGCTAGTTCCAATAACAATACTGAAGAGACAAATGCAGAAGATTTAATGTAATAAATAGGTTTTGTTTCACGATGTAATACGAGGATAAATCATAATTTTGTAAATTTTAGTCATGTCGAAGCCAATTAGCTGTGAAGCTAATTGGCTTTTTATTATGTGCATTTTATATTAATATCCCCTAGAGACTTTAATTTTATAAAATAATTATTTATACGTAAATATAAAATAAAGCTCTTATATCTACTCTAGAGAGCTTAAATAAGAACATAATAAAAGCCTGATAACAGTCTTTTAAAGGCTGTTATCAGGCTTTTATTTATTTGGCTTTATTTGCTTCTTCTAAAATAGCATTTATAGCTACCAATTCTCTTCGCTTTTTGCTAATAAGATTTTCTGCTTGAACTTTAGCAAATCTTACTAAGCATTTGTTAACAAAGTCTTCTAGCTCTTCAATTTCACCTTTCAATATTCCTTGCCTACATGTGAGGAATTCATAAGCTTTTTTGTTATTCATAATCAATAAATTTTAATTCCATATTTGTTTATGTTTGTAAGTCTCTTTACTAAGTTTATTGCTCCATGTTTAGTTATATATTCATGGCCATGCTGTTGCCAAAAAGCAATATCACCACTCATTGTAAGGATTGGTGACAACACGATATAATAACCTCCTATAAGCCATACGACATACTTAGTTTTATTTTTCTTAGTAACTTCAGCTATTAATCTACGATTTTTTCTTTCCATATTATTTATAAATTTAGTCATTTCTGGCATTATTGCCATTGAACCCTACAGGAGAATCGAACTCCTGCTAGTTCCAAATAGGGTTTTTAATCAAACACATAAGTGAAGCAGTTAGCATTACAGCCTTCACTCTCATCTAAGCCTATATAGCCATCATAGTTAACTTTTAAGTTATCCAAGATTTGTTTCATAAAATCAATGGAAACATTATTAAAAGATAAGTATGCACTTCTCATAAATATACTATAATCTGCATAAATTATTTTTAAAATTATATGGCTATTAAAATTTGGTTTAATAAGCTTAGCTTCTTCATTAATTGCTTGAGAAAGGCTATCAACTTTATGTTTGATAGCCTCCATTCTCTCTCGCAATTCTTTTAATCTAGCATCACGTATTGCTAATGATTGTTGCCTTAATTCATCCAAGGTAATAGACATAAATCACTACATTTGCTTTTAATCTATCAATTTTAATTGTATATGTTGGGCATAATTCTTCTATAGGCTCATCATAGCTGTAGAAGTAATACCCAGCAATAGCTTCTTCGAAATATGTTCTGTTATTTGGTTCTATACAATTACAGCCTTTATAAGCCTTATAATAGTCCCGTTCATCTTTAGCTATAAACCAAGTTTCAAACTGCTCTCGCGGTAGTATAAAATCATTTATTTCTATAAGGCCACAATCTGTCGCTTCTATTCCACTTGTTGTAACGCTCTTAAGAATACTAAGCATAGACGCTACATTATACATTCTCTTTTCCATATTATTTATAAATTTAGTCATTTCTGGCATTATTGCCATTGAACCCTACAGGAGAATCGAACTCCTGCTAGTTCCAAATAGGGTTTTAGTCTTCTTCTTTACAATTCTTAATGACTTCTTGCCATTCTTCTGGTGTGAGGCTAGTAACTATGAGTATAGCCAAGCTGAGCAATAGAAATAATCCAAACATAAGCTTACTCATCATAAACTACATCCAATGTTGTTTTAATTAAGCTCACACTTTGCTCTCCAATGTACAATGATAAGCATACATCCTTGTCGCTGTAAATGCATAGATTTTCATAAGATGGGTTTTCCTCTTTTAATAATCTAATAAGCTTTTCAGGAGTTATGGTAATGATAGCCCATTTCTTTTCGTCGCCAAAGCTTTCTACAAGTGTAGCTTTTGCTTTGGCTAATAGATTTTCGGCAATGACAGCCATAGCCATATATTCTTCTTGGCTATTAGCATTAGCGTGTGCTGCATCTTCCGATAAAATTGTTAGTACATTTTCGGTTCTCAATTTCTTAATTGTAATTGTTTCCATATTATTTATAAATTTAGTCATTTCTGGCATTATTGCCATTGAACCCTACAGGAGAATCGAACTCCTGCTAGTTCCAAATAGGGTTAAATCATAATTACTCAATCACAATCTGCTTTTCGTCATTTAGATAAAGCTTCTCTATGAACAACTCGGCTTCTTTATTTTCCTTTGTCACCTTGATAATTTCATAGATATGTGTCGTAGTCTCTTCTTGGCTTCTAGCCTCTGTGAGGGCATCAATAGCAGCCTTCTCTGCGCAATAGTGTACATCGCTCTTCATCATAAATTCTCCATCGACTCTAGTTTCGAAGTAGAACTTACGTATTGGGCGTGATGTGAGGGCTTTAGCCTTCTTAGCAGCCTCTTTGGCTTCTTTAGCAGCCTGCCTAGCTTCTTCCTTAAGTTTCTTGGCTTCTGCCACGAGGGCTTCTGCACGAGCCTTTAGGTCATCGCCTGGCTTCTTAGCCACTTCTGCCTTAGGGGCTTCTTGGGTCTGTGCCTCAACATTCGCGTTGTTAGCTACTACATTTACACTCTCTACCTGTGCCTTGTTGGCATTGTTCTTCTTTGTCATAATTTTAGTCATTTATTAAATTTCTCGCTTATGCGATTGTGCCTAGCAGAGGACTCGGACCTCTGCCATGTACCATACTAGGCTAAATTTCCCACGAATTATTGATATCATCTACATAACATGCCTTTATTCCATTGCCACTATTATATATGTATTTGTCAAAATAACGCATACATTCTCCTTTATGGCTCATTTCTATAAAGTCAAATAATCCGTATGAATCAATTTCCACATACTTCTGTCCTTCAAATTCCATATTATTGTCAATTTAAAATTAGGGCATTATTGCCTTTGCGGCCACTAAGGGCTTGAACCTTTATGCGGGCCTATTCTAAAAGAATCCCACTGTGGCCTATGACTAAAATAATATGTCTGTCTCAATAAGTCAAAGAACGCATGGCCTCGGGTCCACCTGGCCTAACCCTTGCTGCTTATAGACTGCAGCTAACTATGGGGTGCCCAGCCCCTATGTATATGGACTTTTTAATTTTATATATGTTATACATAAGTTTTAAATTTCACATTGCAAAAGTATATCGAAATTTCGAATTAAAAAAGACTTTTACAAATTTTAATGCTTATTTTAACATTTAATTTTTATAAATCATTGAAAATCAATGATTTAATTTTTTCGTTTTCACATTTCAAAATCATTATAATAGAACAGGTGCATACGCGCCGGGTGTAGGTGCATACGCGCCGGGTGTAGGTGCATACGCGCCGGGTGTAGGTGCATACGCGC